GTCCTCCTATTTTTATTTCATATTAACAGTTACCTGATGGTCTCCACCAGTTACTGCCTTCCTATTAAGTTCTTTCTGTCTATCAGTGAGCCAATCTACTACATCTACTTGACCTAGTACACGTTGAGCACCACTCCAACTATCTATATTCATTACTCTTACTATACTAAAAGTAACTCTTAGTTCTTTAAGTAAATCATCTGAAATAATCATCGTATAAAAACGCCTTCTTTAGGTACTATCATATATAATATGTTTATTATTTTACTGGACAAACACCTGACACACACTCATCATCATCTAATTCATGGTGCCCAGTAGTCTCCTGCCAGTTAACTTCAGTTAAGCTCTCAGTATATTCTTTATACTCATGTTCGGTCACTACTTCTTGTGGGAGGTATGCGTATCCTGCGGTTTCTTTGGCAGTAACACGAGGAAGAAAGCTAACCCCAACATAATAATTCCAATTAGCGAGTAGCCAAGTAATAATAAATGGTACTTCAGGCTCTTCATAAGAAACTGTAATCGAGCAGTTCTGTTCAACGTAAGAATCCATGAGAAGTTTATACCTCTCAAGTTGTTCAATAGCTGTTTCGTCATTAACATAAATACCCTCCTCATTTACATTGAACCTAATTTGATCCCAACTGACAGGAAAAGTAACAAGGACATTATGACTATCAATCGGATTATGTACAACTCTATACCCTGCCTCTCTAAGTTTAGGAACCATAGGGTCATTCACACTAAAGTTCACATTATTAAAAATATATTTACCTGCTGGTTTATGACAACCTTCAGTAGTATCCATGATTTTACTAAGAGTTCCTGAAGGTTTAATGGTAGTAATATTCTTAGGACGCTGAGTACCTAACTCATCAGCCATAGAGTAGGCTCCATGTATAGCTATATTACGGTATCGCTTGAAGTCATACTGTGATAGGTCTTCCCTCGTAGCAATCCCTGTGAGTCCAACTCCACATAACCTGAGATACTCATTGTTTTCATGCCATGTTCTTTGCAGAATTCCATCATCAAGATTGACAAGAGTTTGACGATAGTTGGCTCTGGCAAGGATATACATAGCTCTCTCAAGTCCTCCACTGTCATCTCTAAATTTGCTAAGGTCCAATTCGGAGAGGTTACAGAATGATTTGTTTCCCAAAAGAATTTCTGCACAGGGATTGACTCCACTAAACCAAGGAGCTCTTCTCCTAGCTTCTTCTCCGTTGATGATTCCTGGTTCTGATCCTCCTGACTCTTTGATAATCTCAAAGAACTTTGTGAGGTTTTCATAATTAGGTTTCCTCCAGAATACTACAGAGTTATTAGACTGTGACCTTTGAGGATTAAGCTCTAAGTTATCTTTAGCTCTAGCAAACTGTTCCCACTCAGGATTATCATAATACATTAAGGCTATTTCAGCAGACCTTCTACTGCTAAGTACAGTACCTAGCCAATTCATAACATCCAGTATGTCTATCCTGCTTAAGAGTTGTCCTGATTTCTTGTTGAGTATGTGAACGATTGAGGTGAAGGCTTTAGATATAGGTCCGTCTCCTGAACTGATCCACCCATAACCACTGAGACGCTGTCCGGCTGGTCTAAGCTGTGTGAGGTCGAGTACGAACTTTGAAGCTTTCCCTTTGTAAGCCAGAAGCTTACCGATACTTTTTGCCCAGCTTTCAGCGGAGTCTCCAATAACAATTGTCCAAGTCCTGGTATCGGCATCAAATGACTCTCTGTTTTCTTCATGTCCTCCTTTCTTAGTTCGTTTAGAGCGGATAACGTCAACCTCTTGGATGGGGGAGGTGAATCCGCTGAGTGTTCCAACCACTGGAGTGAACCCGACTCCACATCCTTGTAACAACAACCATAAAGAATCAACGACATCGTGTATAGTCTCCACTTTAAGATGAGCACAATTAAACTGAGATGCTTCACGCTGCTTAGCTATATCAGTCCCTCCTAACCATAGTGTACGTCCACTAACACATACCTTCCTGTCAAGCATGAGTTGACGAAGTTCTCTCAGTTCACTATCTATAACAGGCCAACAAACATCTATAGGTTCATTCCTGGCTCTAGCCCATAGCCACTTCTGGTGTTCTATAACTCTATCTACAGTCTGCTCCCATGTTTCAAAGATGCCCCCTTCTTCATCTAAAGGTCTATTGTAGGTACGTCTAGTTATAATCTCTGCTCGAACTGATGTCATCTATTAATCCTTCCATTGTAGGAGGTTTGTAGTTATCACCTTTAACAATCTTACCTACACTGTCTTTAGTGAAGGGTGCTTTAGACATATTACTTTCATGTACCCTATTAAAAGCTTCTTCTAGATCCCATCCAAATGATATCGCTTGACCATACACAACGTATAGAACATCGCATAGTTCTTTAAGATAATTCTCCAACGCAACCTTCTTCTCTTCATCGTTTTCTGCTGACTGGACATTGAAAGCCTCCTGAAAAAGTTCTTTAAATTCTTCTCCAATTAACTTAACCCTAAAATTAAATAGGTCTGCAGTATATTTCTCATTAACTGCCAGCTTACTTTTATCGTGAAACTCTTCAACTCTTTTCATTATAATAATGCTCCTTCATCATTTCAATACATTTAATAGCTTTGTTAAGGTCTTCTACACCATTCTTATCTTGATGCCTTACTACATACTTAACTACACTACCCACATCCATACCTAGTTGATTCTTAATAATGAAAGTCCAAGGATCAATCTCATATTTAGCATAGTATGTAGGAAGTATAGGAGTATTACCTCCCTTCCATTGATCATTCAACTTCTGTTCACTCTTATCTTTTTTCATTCCTTCCCTCACTATATAAAAGGTTTCTTCCAATTCATAACATCCATTAGGAAAATCATCTAACTTACTACAAAAAGCTTTATGATCTAAAGGATCTTCTATCCTGCTTTGACATTCTTTACATATGGTGTGCTTGATCTCTTTGGTTCCCATAGTCTCACGTCCTTTTTAAAGTAATTATAATCTTCATGTCTTAGAATACGAGCAACCCTAGCTTGTGCCAAAGCTACTTCTTCAGTAAGACCTGCTTTCAAGTAGGCTCCCAAAACTCTATTCCAATAAGACTCCTCTGAGACACAGCCTAGTAATAAATTAGAAGCCTTTACAGGTCCTATACCTGGACATCCTTTATAATTATCTACAGCATCTCCTGTAAGAACTTGGATATAAAAATTATAGTCTGCTTCCGCTTTACTTACAGTAACCAGAGTATCTTTGTCTAAGTTATAATGACTACAAGGAATAGTCAACATATCTTTATCAATACTGAGAATAATCTTCTCTTTATTTGATTCATCAGGGGTAGTAGCTATTATACCCAAGACATCATCAGCTTCCAGACCTTCCATTATTCTACAGTTATAGTTATCTAGAGCATACTGGAGGAGATGTTTGTATCCTAGAGGCTTCCTCTTACTTTTTCGGTTTTCCTTATAAGACGGTAAAATTTTTCGCCTAAAATTATTCTTATCACTAGCACATAGTATCATCTCTTTTGTATCTAGCTTAGACAAATAGTGATGCAATGAAGCATCTAGCTGTACTTCCAGTTCTTTTTTACTAACACTTAATGTTATTACATCATCATCCCAATGGGTTTCATCCTGACAAGCCCAACAAATTCTGTAAATAATTATGTCCAAGTCTATTAATAGAATCGAAGTACCCATACATATCTCCTAATTTTTTATGTTCTTTATAATGGCAAATCTCACATAAATATATACACTTTAAAGACTCTCTAATCTTTTTCTCTAAGCCTGTCTGAGTGCTCCCTACTTCATACTTTTTATCAGTAGGGTCCGTGTGGTGAAAGTGTAAAGATCTTGTTTCATCTACCAGACCACACGCCTCACAGGTAAACTCTCTCAACCAGCACACAATAAAATTATTAGTTTGTTGAATCTGTTTAATCGCTGCCTTTGTTTGTTTAGTATTCTTATCATAAGGGTTCTGTTTTCCTATATATTTTTGGAGCCTAATACACATTACTACTAACTGATCCACAGTTTTAATGCGTTGCGCTCCAATTAGATCCTGTCTGATAACTTCCAGTAATTTTGCATCCGAACTCAAAGTATCTTCCGGCTCTTTCCAAAGAGAGAGCTGCTTGTGGGCCAACGTATCTGACATACTTCTCCTTTGTTTCTATTTGAAACTCATCGTGAATGTTAGCTACGAACTCATAGTCAACTACAGGTACTAATCCTAGAAAAGTAAGTCTTTCGTCTAACAAGACCAAAGCTTTCTTCATAAGTACGGCTCCTGCTGACTGGAGGAGCGTGTTGAGAGCAGAGTGCTCAGAACGGACGTAGAGTTTCCTGCCGTCAATACCAATGAGATGCCCACGTCTTCTATATACCTGCTTAACCCTGGAGGTAAGTTCCATAAGACCGCTGACTCCAGATAGGAACTTATCTCTTGCTTTTCTGCCTCTTTTAACTCCTCCTCCAAGAATGTTACCAAGTTTAGTATCTCCTGCTCCGTAAATGAACGCATAGAAAAAAGTTTTTGCAGTATCTCTTGAAGTGATTCCAAGAGCATCTCTATTGAGGGAGTGAATGTCAGTTCCTTGTTCTTTAGTTCCATTGACTGCTGCTTCAGCATATAATCCTCCATCATATTTTTTAAGATAACCTGCTAAACACCTGAGCTCCAAACCATCAGCATCACAACCAACCAGTATATTGTTTTCACCAACTCTAAAGAGACTACGACACTCAGGACCATATTTACTGTAGGATGCAGGGACTTGTGCAACATTAGGATAGCTGTGAGTACAACGACCAGTGACTGCACCATTAGTATTGACCCTACCATGAATTCTACCGTTACGTTCCAGTTTAAGCCAAGCATTATCACCTTCCGCTAACTGTGAGATTCGTTTCTGGATTGTAAAATGTTCTTCAAGAATTCCTGTATTAGGTAAGTGTAAGTTTCTTAAAACAGATTCATCAATTTTAGGTTTACCATTGGGAGTAAATTCTTTAGGAGCCCAACCGTAGAGGCTTTGGAGCCTGTTTGAGATATGATCTCTGCTGTTTGGATTAAATTCTGTGAGTTTAATCTTAGTAAGCTCTTTTCCAACTGTATAGCCTCGTTTAGAGTCAGTTCTCTTTGGTATAAAGCTTCCTGAACTCTCATACCAAGGCTTGAACGCACTCCTAAGTTTCTTACTAAGCTCTTCTTTACGTTTAAGTAGGCGTACATATAACTCTTGTCCTTTCTTAATATCAAAGCCAAAGCCATATTCTTCCTGTCTTTGAATGACCTTAGCAAAAGCCATTTCTAAATCTACAGCTTCCTTAGAGTAATCTTCTAGTTCTAAGTGTTCAAACAACATGGAAGTAATAGAAACATCTATCATACAGTAGTCTGCCATATCTTCAGTGAACTTCTGCCAGTCTGTTTGTTCATGGTAGTCTCCCTTCTTCATGCCTAAACGATAACCCCAAGCTTTTAATGAATGTGAACCACATAGTTTAGGTTCTAACTTCTTAGATTGAAAATCATGTTCTTTAAGGTTAGTATAGATCAACCTAGAGTAAACCAGGGTATCTATTATTTTAGTCTTAGGTCTAGGGGTCCATCCCAATACTTTTTTAAGAACAGGAAGATCATACCCTATGATATTATGTCCTATTAAAGACTCTGCTTCAGTCATATAAGTAAGACACTCCTCCAGACTATCGTGTCCTGCAGCATTAGCAAACAGTTGACCAGAATTAGTACCCACTGGAGTCATGCCAATACAATGAACTTTAGTTACGTCCTGAAGTAAGCCATCAGTCTCACTATCAAAGATCAGATTCATGTATATCCTCCAGTTTAGAAACTCTCCTGTCCAAATTGTCCAGCCGATTCCACTGTGCTTCCACACTCTTGGAGCCTTCCTGTTGTTTCATCATAGTAGAGTGAGCAAGCAACGCCTGTTTTTGCTCCTTTATACCTTGCCTTGAGGACTCTAACGCTTGTCTCAGAGTTTGATTGTTGGTCTCGTTCAAGTCCAATGACAAAATCTGATAATTGAGCGATACTTCCGCTTCCTCTAAGGTCGCTAAGAGTGACTTGTTTCCCATCTTCATGTCCCTTTCCTTGCAACGGCCTCTTCAAATGAGAGACAATGAACATACCTATATTTAACTCTTCCACCAGGGATCTAAGATTAGTCATAGTATTATCTATGAGTCTTCTTTCGTCTCCTCCTTCAACCCCCGATACCATAATAGAGATGTGATCAAGGATAATCCAACGAACACCACAGGTATGAGAGAGATAACGAATACGATTAGTAAGTACTTCTCCATTTAAACTCCCAAAATGATCATAGAGAAATAAGCGTCCACTGGAAAAAACCCTTTCCCATACTTCTCTAAAATATTTTTTATCTAAATTTTCCTTTAAATGTAGCATCTCACTTGCTTCAATAGACATGAAATCTACTGCAGCCTGTCGAACACTTTCCTCCAAGGCAATATAACCAACCGTTTCCCCTTTTGATAGGAAGTAGGAAGCAATCTCTTTGACCGCTGTCGATTTTCCAGCACCTGTGCCAGCACAAAACGTAACAATTTCGCCTCTTCTTGCACCCAACGTGTATTCATTTAAACCTCTCCAAGGATATTCATGGTCACTAGCAGTCATAGGAGTATTTACTAGCTCCCAAGTATCTTCACCTGCCACGATACCATCAGGTCTGTAAATCTTAGCTCTCCAGATAGCATCTACAATTACTGATGCACCTTCTTTTACCAAAGTTTCATTAACATCTTTATGTGGTAATACGGCTATCTTACATCTACCTGGTGGAAAGAGCTCTGCTGCAGAGGTTGAGGCTGATCGTCCTGCACTATCCATATCAAACATCAGGATAGTCTCATCAAAGTTTTCTAACAGCCACTCAAGGTCTTTACCGATAGCTTTCTTAGCTGAACCAACACCATTAGGGATAGATACTACAGGCCACTTACAGTTCTGAGCTTCAGAAACAGAAAGACAATCTATTTCTCCTTCTGTAATTACTATCTTCTTACCCTTACCCCACATATGCTTACCCCAAAGACTCGTACAATCACCTAGAGTCCTGAAGTCTTTATCCTTCAGTCTTATCTTTTGTCCTACTACTCTTCCTTCTTCAATGAAGGACGCAATGTGACAATGTCCTCCTTGATATTCTCCAATTGAGTAGGAGTGTTTTCTACAGGTTTCTTCATTAATTTTTCTTTTAGTAAGCTGTAGAAACTCTCCTCTGAGTGGAGTATATTGTTTATTGGAAGGTTCATTGGGCGAAACCACAGCCACATTATTAGTACCATGCTCATAACGACCACAGTCGAGACCAAAACAAAACGCATGTCCATCATCATACCTCTTTAAGTTATCTTTAGAACCACAGGAGGGACAAGGCTCAGTCCCTACACATTTCGAGGATCCACGATTCTGGTATCCTTGATCTGCTGTAGTTGAATCCATGTTTGATACACCAGTCTGCATAAGTTGTCTTAGCTCCCTTATATAATTTCTGATTTGGGTTAGTAAAGACAAACCTTATATCAAGTTCAGGGTGTTGCTCCCTAACCAAGAGATGTTTTGCTCTATCCTTGGCTAAGAAGCGTCCCTTAGTTTCGATATAAATACTACCAATCTTAAAGTCTGGAGTATAGGTATGTGGCTTACCAATATAGTGAATTTTATCAGGTTCAAACTCCCATTTTACTTTGAGAGAATCTAACTGGTTTCCTATACGTTCCTCTAAGCCACTCCTATATCCATGCCTTTTTCCACGCCGCATCTGGTTACTAGAAATCTTCATCATCCTCTAATTCTTCACCATCACTACCATTACTATCATTCCTGCTACTTACAAAGCTACCTTTAGGTTCATTAGACCAATCATCCATCTCTCCTGAGCTTTGATATTCAACCAAGTCTAGTATACGAACACCTTTCATTCTAAAAGTAACTCCACCTTCTCCTTGGTCATAAGGAATAGCTTCATAGCTTACTTGAATCTTACTACCACCACCTATCTTAACGTCAGTAACACGAGTACCTTCTGCATCATATAGAATTGGAGCTTGTTCCCAACTATCACCTTTCTTAGTCTTAACTTTAGCTTTCAACTTAAACCTAACTGAGTATTTACCTGTCTTCTTCTTATCTCCATTCTCATCTTTAATATACTCAGGACCAACTGGAGAACGTCTACCACCGTTGCCTACTTCTTTGACAACATCCTGTAACTTTTGTGCATCCTTCTTATCTAAGATGAGGTTTACTTGGTATACCCCATCAGCGTCATACCTAGTATCAGGCTGGTTCAACCAGGGGTATGCTGCAATTCCTACAGGTGATTTGAATTTCTTAATATCCATAATCTAAAGCTCTCCTATAATAAATTTTTCGGCTCCACCAAACTCAGGAACCTTAGTCCTTTTTGCTTCTACTCTCATGTTATTGGCTATCTGCATTACTTCTTGAATACCATATTGGTCCTCCAGTTTGTTTTTAAAGAGACAACTAAATAGTCCTACTATTATGGCTTGTTTCTCTGCTTTAGGTCTATTATCCAAGACCTCTACAGCTCTCATCATACCTTCACTAACTTGCAGTAAGTTTGAGTTAGCTAAAAAAGTACTCACTGTGTTCTACCTCCTCTATTTTGAGTTTTCCGTATTTTGGAAGTGCCGGAAGTTCCGTGTCTGTAAGCTTTTGGCACTCGTCTCTGAAATCTTTGAGAACATCTTCTGAATATATCTGGATAAACTCACGTCTAATAACTGAAGATAACGCTTCCATGTCAGAAGCATGAGTACCAAACGAGTCATGCACCACAGCGAAACTCTGTATATCATAATCTTCCCTGGCTCCTATGATGGTACGCATTAAATGACAGGCATCATATGAATGGATGAAGTTTGGAGCTATACCGTTAGACTGTCTCTGTTTGTTCATTCTTTCTACATCTTCAGGTCCAGCAGCATACAAGGAAGCCATACGCCCGTTTATAACAGTCTTTACCTCCCTGACTACAGACTTCAGATACTTTTGCTTAACAAGGAAACCTGTAGGTAAATGCCAGTATATTGCCTTGTCTTCTTTAGCTAATATCTGAGCTACAGCCTGTAGCCAGACCATTCCCTCTCTTGCTGAATAAATCACTGAACCAATAGAATCCCAAACAGTAGACGCTAGGCATTTGGCATGGGGCCAAAGGTCTACAGCATTGGTAATATTATCACCTAAAGGAGTCCCTTTGTCAAGCTGTTTTTTAATTTCTTCATAAATTTGATTCCTCATTCCATACTTTGTAGCTCCATAAGGAGTGGTCATTACAGGACGCTTAACCATAGTCCTGCTTATATCGTCTCCCCATAGCTCTGAGTGCTCTGCATTCTCAGCTATTCGCCTACACGCCTCTTGCCTAACAATATTGTAGATGTCTGCTGGAACATCATTAGGCAAGAGATTTACGTTTCTACCACCCTCTTCATCCCTGAGCATTCCAGCAAAGTGCTGTAGCCCATTACAACTTCCATCTACTGTCACAGGAATGGAGGACATAAATTCAGGATTACCATCAGCTTTATACCATTCTATACAGGCTCTTAAAAACTGCCAAGGTTTGTCAGCTTCCATCCACCACTTGTTATCCAGTGGCTCCTTAGCACATCTATATATATCCTCTTTGTGGCTGTTAGTCCACTCCAGCCTATCCTCCAGGGATACCTTATCTTCACCCCAACAGTTAGCTATATGGACTCCTAACCATGCCAATCCACTTTGTCCAAGAGCTTTCTTTTCTGAAAACTCAAGTAAGCCTCTTGCACTATCTTCCCCCTGAGGGTTGAGGAATGCAGTGCTTGCATATAGTCTTCCTCTGAAGTCAATAGTGTGTGGAAAATAGATTCTCTTTTCGTTCTTGAACTTTCGTGACATCCACATGAGGTGTGAGAACTGTATTCTTTTGGTTTTCCTTCTGACGTTCTCTTGATACATATGCGTTGCTTCTCTCTTCCATTCAATAATTTCATCCTTAGTGCCTAATTTAGGGTATGGTCTAGGCATACTCCTTTCTTCAAATTCAGGAATCACAATACACGATGCTCCTGAAGTAAATAAATGGTCCATAGTATTGAATACTTGCTTGTTTACACGCCATGCAGTCTCCTGGACTATATTCACAGCATTATATACAGGCTTCATTTCATTCTTCATGGCATTCAGTTGGTCTTTATATGCCGTATCAAATGATTTTACTAGGTGTATTGAGGTGTAGGTGTAGTAACCTCCAGAATATATAGAGGTCCACTTTCTAGGAGGTATCAACATAGGCATTTTAACAGGCGATAACAGCTCACATACTGAGTTCTTCTTATCAATCCAAGCTAGAGATTCCTTGGATGCTGCCATCCAGTATTGAGTTTTATACTTTTGTCCATCTACATTAATCCTGTCTATGTTAAACAGTTTAGTAGTTTCTGCCACTATCTCACATAACATAGTACCTAGTCTGAGTTTAAGTGCAGAAGGCCAGTTATCCCACTCTAAGCCACTCTTATTACTTGAGTGGACCAGAGTTCTTTTCTGTTTTCTATAGTTGGTAGTACGTTTTGACAGGTCTCTGGTTACTACACCAAATAAGGCAGGGTTATTCTTCTCAAAGAACCTGAACCTAGCTTCGTCTTCTATGAAATTGCCTATCTCTTGGGACACTTTAACTAATTTAACAGGTGTGCTAAGGTGATTAACACAACCCTTTAGGGCCAGGAAGGCTGTAACATCAGACTTTAGGTCCAGTAATAGTTTAACTGCGTGTGTATCGTAGGGTACAGGAGTACCACTATAGTATAACTGTTTAACTTCATCCAGCCTTTTAGAGACTCTATTGATACCCTTCCTGATAAATTGTATACCAGCAGGAGTAGTAGCTTCATGTTTACCCTTCTTAGCTTTCCGGTTTTCCTCCCTGTACCTCTTTTTACCAAGGTCCACCATTTCTTTTTCGAGTAGCTTTTGCTTATTTAACACTTATAACACTCCTATAAATTTCTCGTGAGTACATACAAGTGAATATGAAGTCTCCTATCAGGAACCCATATTGACTTGTGTATAACCACCAGCTAATGAAGCATAGGTTACAGGTAATCCCCTGGTACAAGGCGAACTTAGTCTGTCTATTGATACATCTAACAGACCAAGCAGCCCATACCGTAAGTGAGAATTCAATAATATAAGATATTACCACATCATTCCTGATATATCATGTAGCCAACTAAATTGTACTTTCATATATAAATCTGGATGAACATAAGAACCTGATACTTCTTTTAGCCATAAGAATTCTACCATTTTTATCACCTCACAAAGTTAAAGTTACAACTCTTAATAAACTCTGGTTGATCTATATTGATAACCAGATAACACACAGGCATCCAGTCACTGTCAGGAACCATAAGCCTTTGTTTAGGACCAGGAGTCCACATACAAGACACAGGACGTGCCATATATGATATAGTTAAACATTGATCTTCATGGATAACCTGTAGTTGATGAGGTACCTGGTTAACCTCCCAATGACTATAATTGTCAAAGGGAGGTACTGTTAATAGTATTGATATTAGTATTTCATTCATGTCTTTATACTACTCTTTTTATTTGATTTGTCAAGGTATTTGTCTTTACTGATAACCTTAACTGGATATATACGATTAGCTGTAGATACTCCAGGATCAAACTTTTCTGATGCTGAAGTAAGACTCTTATAGACTCCTTCTTTTTTAATCATAATAGTTTTATCTTGATCTAAAATTAGTCCTGTGTAGTACTTATGTTTCTTTTTCATTAGTTTTTCTCCAGTTATTGGTAATACTATAGCTATAGGTAGCTATAGGTAGCTATAGCTTACTAATAGTTAGCTATAGCTTACTCTTAGTATAACAACCCATACCAACCATATAGACATACATATAGCTACTAATATAAGTACTATTAGTTTATATAGCTAGATATAGCTCACTATGAGTTACCTATAGGTAGCTATAGCTATTACTATTAGTACCTAGCAAATCTATTTATCCCTTTGGAATAGGCAATTTATAAGTTTTGTGTAAAGTGTTACTTTAAGTTTTAGTGATATATAGCCTTACCCAAGAGGCAAATTTGAGTGGAATATGGCTGTCGAAAACCCTAGCAGACCTACCATTAGTCACTTTTAGTGACCATTTAGCTCTTTCACCTGAGCCCCTGAGTCTAATCTTAAACCCTTTGCTTCTCATACGTTTTATGTAAGCTTTGGTTAAGTCTGTGTAAGGTAGCTTGAAGTCATAATTGTACTCTTTTGGTAGTATTACAGTTTTCATGGGTTTACTCCTATTTTATGGTTATTATTGCATTTTAAGCCTTTATTTAAAGCCTCCTGAATACCCTCATATAATGTAATAATGGACTATTAGGTTATGTGAGGGTATTTACCTCGATGTGAATTGTTTATATAACTTTTTACCTTCAGGACCAATGGTCTTTATGAGTGCCTCTATCTTGTTTTGAGACTCTCTACCTTTGTTATAGACCTTACTATCGTCTGAGTATACATAGTAATAATCATGGTCTTCTAACAGTTTGTGAAGTTTTTCTATTTGTTCTCTTTTAGTTAACATAGGTGGCTCCTTTATCCAAGTTAGAATTTGATCCATCTGTTTTTTGTGTATGTTCATTTTGGTTTCTCCTAGAGGTTTTTAATAATATGAGCTATCACGTTTATAGTGAAGCCATTGCCTAGCATCTTGTATCTTTGAGTATTACTAATCTCTACTATGTCACCGTTCTCTTTTTGTCCACATTTAGTATATCTATCAGGAACGGTTTGTAGTCTTTCACATTCTAAAGGTGTTAATTTTCTCCATTGTAGAGGCGGTACATATACTTTAGGTTCTCTATGACCTCCTCCACAAGTAGTTAATGTGGAAGACTTACCATTCTTATGATAAACTGCTCGATTAGCCCTTAATCCAGATATATCAGCCTCACCTATCTGCTTGCAGAGACTCTTTGACAT